CCCTCTCTGTAGTCTGCGTCTTTCCTGGCTATTCGTGTTCCCGGCTTCCCTTCCTTTCTCTCTCTCACACACACACACAAGTCACTTGAATCGCTTTTGCGCGGGTTGGACCTGTTTGACGTGGCTACATTACACTGGCGGCAAAGCAGGCGGAGGTTGTCGGGGTGGTTGTTGCTGGGGTTGCCGTCTACGTGGTCTATGTCCAGAGTATTCTGTGTAGTCGAAGCATTTTGTGTAGTCGGGCTGGCGTGACAGATTGCGCAGTGTTCGCCGTCCCTGACCGCTAGATAGCGGTAGGCCCAGGCTCTCGTATTGGTGGCCCATCTACGGGGAGTCATGGCGCCCCCACGGTGAGTCGCTGCTCGTACTGGGACTTGCGGCGGTCGTAGTCGGTCTGGATGGCGAGGACCCTGTACTTGTCCTGGTCGATTCCACAGCGGGGGTCGGTGACGGTGATGACGTCGTAGAGCTCCTGGCCGACGTTGGTGGGAACGACAATAGTTGCTTGAGTTGCTTGGGTTTGTTGAGAGCGGAGGAGGGCGGTGGCTCTCCTGGCGGCCTGGTCGGCTTCCTCGAGGTTGGCGTCGTATTGCATCCGGAGGTTGTCGATGCCCAGGGATAGTAGATCCCAGTCGAAAGCTGCTTCCCGGACATGGACGGGGGGCTCGTCCTGGGTGTCTCCGCTGACCTGGGTGTGGGTGGTAGTGAGGTGGTGGGCGTAGGCGCCGGCGTAGACGGGATGCGAGCCTGGGGTGTTGTCGTACTCGTAGGACGACGTTTCGGCGGGTAGGAGGTTCTTGGCGAAGCAGAGCGCCTGGCTCGGAACGAGGGCGTCGGTAACGAAGCTTAGCAGGCGCCGAAGCTGGGTATCGGCCATGGTACCGCCCCGGGATAGGAACTTGGGGTAGTAGTCATCGATGGTGGAGCTCTTCGGGGCGGAGGGGTTGTTCCAGAGTCGTATGCCGAGGCGGCCCAGGAATTGGTAGAGGATCTCCCACACCCGGGACGGCTGGAACGTCGTGTAATTCCAGCGTAGTGAGTAGCGGGCTGCCCACTGGGAGGCGAGGCCCCAGAGATCGACACAGTGCAGGGTGAGAGCTGAGCGGTTGGGTTCTGAGGTGTATTGCCAGGAATCTATCCAGTAGGTGAGGTTGTCGAGGGCCTCGGGGCCCTGGGTGGTCTTATAGCCCAGGCGTAGCTGAATTTCGGCGCGAAAGCGAAGCGAAGCAAGATCCCCCTCTCCCGGGGAAGCGAAGTATCCTTTGGAGTTGTCAAGCTGGAGGACCAGGGATCCCGGGCGCTGGTAACCGATGACCTGGTGGAGCTCCTGGATGTAGGGAGTCAGGTCCAGGGGGTCGGCAGCGGGGCGGGGTGCTCTCCATAGCCCTGCCGGCATGGAGATCCACCAGTAGGCGCTGTCGGCTATGACCCGGAGGCCGTAGGGAGAGCTGACGTCGATAAAGGGCTTCGGCTCGGTGATGGTGGCAGCGGACCAGGCCGTGTCCTTGACCAGGTGGGCGAGGAGCGGGCGTGTATAGGCGGTGACACCGGTGTAGTCCTCGACCACGGTGAGCTGCAGAGCCTCGTAGGACTGCAGCGCCGTGGGGTGGTGGCAGTCGGGGTACTTGAAGGCGGTCGATACATCGTCGTGGGCACTGATAAGCATTTTCAAGGCCAGGAATGAGTAGCTGGAGCTCAGCCTGGTGCGGTATAAGGCGTACTCTACTATTCCTGTCCCGGAGTCGGTGTCCTTCCCGCCCAGGACGATGGGGAAGTCTTCGCCGTCGTAAGTGGCTCCTATGCCGTAGGTGGTATCGAGGGCGTGGTTGTAGTAGTACTCGGTGGCGGCCTGGGTGTCGGTGTCCAGGACAATAGCGCTGACCTTGACCAGGGTGGCAACAAAGCAGACGACGGTGCTGGTGGTTCCCTTCCAGCAGGCGGCCATTGATAAGGCGCCGGCCAGGGCATAGAGCTGAGCGTTGGTCCAGTCCTGGCCGTAGTCGTGGGAATAGAGTTTGTTGAGTTGGTTGAGTGTATTGTGTTTATAGAAGATATAGACTCTGGCGCCATAAGCGGCGATCGCACAGGGGCCGTCGCAATCCGATGCAATCTGCGTCCACTGATCAAGGGCGGGCTGGTCCACGATGGGGAAGGGGAAGGTCATCGGGAAGGTGGGGGGCGTATCGAAGGGACAGTCCTGTTTCTGGTAGTAAAGGGCGCCGCCGGCGCCGGCACGAATTCGGTGCATGTCGCCGTTGCCGTCGAAGGCGATGCCGTGATGGTTGTCGGGCTCTGAGCCGGTATAGAGTCTCGTCCAGGACAGCCTCTTGATTCCGGCCTCGTAGTCATAGACTTTGGTCTCGACGTAGGGCGTGCGGCGGGGCTTTTTCTGGGCGGCTTCCAGAGTGGCGGTGAGGGTTCTCATAGTTGTTTCATAACTCCCCTGACCCCTCTTATCTTAAGAGGGGGAATTATAGTCTTCATGGCTATCCTATGATGAAGGCGAGGGAACGGCCGGGTGCTGCGGCGGCCTCCTGCAAGTCAAGAAGCTCTACATAGCCAGTGCAGGTATTCGTATTTCCGTTGTAGTCAAAGCCGAACGCTGAGGTGATATACCTGAAGTCCTTCTTGCTTGAATGAAGAGCGAGAGTTAAGGTATCAATTAAGTTATATCCAGATTCACCATAGTAGTTTCCTGTGCATAAATAGGAATAGGCTGTGCCATAAGTACCTACACCCTCATCCCTTTTGTTTGTAATATAGTAAATTGTGGACAAGTTCCAGAGATTAACGCCATTGTCATAGAAAAGACCTAAGGCATTATCGTATTCTGTCAGAAATTGGCATCGCCCAGAACCAGTATCATAGTAGAGCTTGCTGCCTAGCAGGTCATAGTGACCATTTCTTAAATAGTATTCATCACCTATGACGTTGGATAGCTGCCATTCTCCCATTTGGATGTAATTACCCATTGCACTGCAATAGTGCTTAACTCTGTGCTCGAAGTTACCGTTAAAGTGGTCAGCACCTTTGTCTTTATAGACATAGTATTGATTGTAAATAGCTTTTGCAGCAGTATAGGTTATGCGGTTTGCTGTTATTGCAAGAGCATTGGTCTCGTCAACCTCGGTGTAGGTGGTATAGTCCTCGGTAGGGTCAGAACCGAGCTTTGCTGGCGTATCGTCAAAATTGAGTGCCTTCAAGCTATCTAGCTCTGAAGAGGTAGCAAGAGTTGGCTTCACGCCTTCTGTGCTTTTGTTGCCAAACAAGGTTTGGTGAAGTGTAATTAGCTCTTGGGGAGTGAGGTTGTTGAGTGCCTCCCATTGTTTAGGGGTGTAGTTAGCCCATATGATGCTCTCCTTGAGTCTGTTTTGCTCAGCAAGTAGTTGCTTTAATAAGGATTCTGCCTGTTGAGCATGACCCCTAAGTTTGCCTGTTTCAATGTATTTGCCAGGATTACTTGTGGCTATCGCTGATACTTTGTTAAGTTCAACACGAAATTGCTCAATGAGGGAATAGCAAGCGAAGAGCTTGTCCTTATCAGTCTTTACGCTGGTTGGATATATTATTGCTGGCATTAGCTCTTCTCCGCCCTGATACTGAGGGTGACCCTGGTTACCGTGGCAACGCTGTCGACGTTGAAGGCGAGTATGTCGCCGGCAGACACGGCGGTTGTCCAGGTGGTGAGGGTGAGGTCCTGGTTCTTCTGCTGAGAGGATAGAGTGGGCTTCTCTGAGCCGGCGATGGTATCGGCGACGGTGGGTGGGAAGTTGGCGTAGGTATCTTTCCAGACGTCGACGACAATGCTGCCGGACTGGTCGGCCAGAATGGTCCAGCCGGTGATGGTGCAGGCGAAGGGTATCTCAAGGTGTCCCTTCTGACCGGTGGTGATAGCCGAGCCTCCTCCGTCAATGATAAAGGTCAAGCTGATTACCTTGGAGTGCTTTTTGGTGACAGCGTCGGCGACTTCGGTGTCTGTGTTGGTAGCTTGTGCCGGCAGTCCGTTAGCGTCTGCCTTGACCATCTTGTCGGCGGTGATAGCGCTAGTGTGGTCGGCAGTAGTAGCTATGCCATGCTGCCTTGCATGGTCCAGGGTATTAGTGTGTTTTTTTGTTACTGCGTCTGCTACATCTGCGTCTGTGTTGGTGGCATTGACCGGCAGGCCGTTGGCGTCGGCTTTCAATATCGTTCCGCTGGTGGCTGAGCTGGAGTGGTCGGAGGTTGAGGTAATGGCGTGCAGCCTATCGTGTAGCTGGGCGTGGGTATGGGCTAGGGTGGCGTAAAGGGTATCGAAGTAGGTCTTGAGGAAGGCCTTAATTTGAGTCCAGGTAGAAGTTACCAGGGCATCGGAGGCAACGCTGTCTCTTTGAACAAGCTTATCTGCGTCGATGGGCGGGTTCTTGGTGCCGAGTGCTCCCAGGGCGGTGTCTGTGCCCTGGGTATGGAGCTGGGCATGGCCGTGAGTGGCTTCGGCGAAGTCTGGGGTGTGGTATTCGTTGCCGTGGTCGGACATGCCGCCACCGCCGCCGCCCAGCCAGACCCAGGATGAGGCGTTATAGATGTACCACTTGTGCTCGTCGTCCCGGTAGAATAGCTGGCGCTCGACCGGTGTGCCGGGGAAGCTGGTGCCGTGGAGCAGCTCGTGGGTGTCCTCGCTCTCCCACTCCGTTTTGGTGAGCTCCGCTCCGACGTCTATGTGCTTAAGTCCTGATTTAGCCAAAGAGCACCTCCTTGATGACACAAGCTATAGTAATCCACGCCAGGATCCCCAGGGCCCGACCCCACATGTAGTAGTGATACTCGTCGGCGATGTCCTTCTCGTTCTCCGGAGAGGGCTTGTGCCTGGGAGGCCAGGGACAAAGGACCTCTGAGAATCCGTTGACCAGGGCGTGCCACTCCTGGTAGACGTTGAGGAACTGTCGGACGTCTAGCCAGAGTTTGCCGAGTGACCTCTTCAAGTGGTCTCCTGTCCCTGGTATGTGCAGGTGAGGTAGCCGCAGCTGTGCTTCTTGTGGTGGGGGCAGCGCCGGCATGTGAGCTGGGCGTGATTTGCGCCGGCTGCCAGGGCGTGGAGTGGGACGACCCTCCTTTCCCTGGGGCAGTCTATTACCTGCTGTGTCCTGATTCTTAGTTGCATGTTTTCCTCCTACTTCGCCAGTCCGTTGACTATATCCAGGGAGGACCAGCCCATAGTAAATGCCAGCGGGAAGACGTTGCTCGCCGGTATTTCAAAGGCTGGCAAAAGGAATGTGGCTGCCACGAAGGACATGAAGATGGCGAACGCCAGGGTCCAGGTGTATCTGCCTTCCCATCTTATTCCTGCGTCGGCTTCCTGGTACTTCTTCTTGAGGAAGGGCAATAGTGCTCTGGCCAGACAGCCCATGAACAAGCCTAGTGCTGCTGATACTTCCACGGGAATAAAGTCACTCATATAAACCTCCATTGCCTGGCTGTTTCAGATAAGGGCGCCCAGGGTATCGGGGACGGAGTTGCCGGCTGCCTGGTAATGATGGGCAAGGTGCCTGGCGGCCTTGATGATGTCCTCCTCTGAGGCCTGGACTCTCTCTCCTCGATATCCGCCCGGGGATAGAGCTGCCACTGCCGCCGGCATGCGGTCCCAGTCGACCGACTTCTCCAGGTCTAACCGACCTCGGGACCGGAGAATGGCTTTAGTGTGGTGGGGTAGTTTCCAGGTCTCCGGGTCTTTGGGATCGCCGACGATGGCGAAGGCTTCTTTGGGTAGGCCCTCTTTGGTCTTCTCTCTGGATATGGCGTCTTTGATCTGGCTCATCTTCTTAATCGCTCCTTTTGCTTTGTTCATCGTTCCTCACTCCTCCGTATAGAGCTGTCTCTGCGTCACTCTGTTGGCCTGGTCCACCTGTCTCAATCTCATGTCGTAGCGTTTGAGGCGTTCTATGCCCCAGGCCTTGTAGCTGGTGGTGCCGTAATGGCCGGCTATGAAGGCCCTGTCCACTGTGTTGGCCGAAGCTGACATGGCCAGATAGCCTGTCGCGCCGAGGACAAGAATCTCATCGTGCTCCGCCGGTATGGTCGTTGCGCCGGCTGCCAGGGTGTGCTTCTTCAGCCAGCGTACCCGGGCGTTGCTGCCGTCTCCCTTTTCCTGCATGTAGAGCTTGCCGGCCCAGTAGTCGATGTGTTGGAGGTGGCGCGGCGTCTCGCCGAGGGGAAACTCGACGGCCTCGACTTTTAGTATGCCGGATAGGGAGGAGATGACGAGCTCGTTGTTGTCGTTGGTGGTGGCGATATCGCTCTGCTGCTGTATGGGGGCGTGGATGGAGTACTCGTCCACTGCCCGGAGTATGGCTCCATCGACCTCGTCGTCCGTCCAGCGGTAGTTCTGGCTGTCTGTGTCCTGCAGGTCCTCTCGGACCCGGGCTCTCATTTCAACTAGGTTCATCTCAGTTCCTTGGGTTCGTTGAGTTCATTGGGTTTGTTGAGTTGCCGGAGTTCTTTAAGTTTGTTGGGTTTGTTGTGTTTCAACTCTAGAAACTCCAGCAACTCTATGAACTCGTTTTAGTCTCTCACCCCTGTGAGCATGGCGCACTTGACTATCGAGAAGTCGGCCATGCTGACGTACCACTTTATCCTGGTACGTGCGGCGTCCTTGGTTTCCAGGGAGCCAAGACGCTCGATTTGCAGCATCTCCGGGCTGGTCAGCCCGCAGACGGCGCCCTCTCCTGCCTGGAAGGCGAAGATGGCGGAACAGTCGGTGGAAGAGCCGACGGTGTAGCTGTCCTTGACCCAGTCGGAGATTGCGACCGGTATGCCGTTGAAGTACTCGACGATCTCGCCGAGCTTGCCCTCTCCGATGAGCAGGTTGGTGCCGGCTGCCCTGGCCAGGCCGACGATCTTCCTCCTGGACCGGCGGCTCATCAAGAGCAGGTCGGGCTTGGCGCCCCGGACCAGGTCGATGAGCTTGTCGATGGTGGAGAGTCCCAGGGTGGCTCCGTTGGCTCCTGATCCCAGGTGGTTGCCCAAGCGGCATGTCCATGTGACGGTGTTGTCTGCGACGGTGGCGCCCTCGGTGATTGGCCAGGTGGGAGCTGAGCCTCCTGAGGTGCCGGCAGTGGTACACTCGTACCGGAAGCCGTTCTCCAGGCCGATGCCTGGTAGCCGGACGTCGCCCAGGACGTAGGCGGTGGAGGCTGCCCAGGGCGTGCCCTTCATGGTCTTCCACAGGCCGTCGAACGAGTTGGCGTCGCCGGTGACCTCGCCGTTGAGGAAGGTGTCCTCAAACTTGTGCCTGACGGCCTTGGCGGCCTGCTCGATGCAGGCAGCCTCGAGGTCCTGGACGTTGCTCCTGGTAGATTTGAGGAAGTGGTCCACGTCGGCGTCCACTCCCAGGACGGTGAGGGAGGCCGAGCACTGCTCGAATGTGGGAGGGCTGGCTGTCCAGGTGCCTGTTACGGGGGCGTAGAACGCAGCCGTGGGGAGTGTCTTCTCCCGGTTGTATTTCAGACTGTTACCGACAATCTGAATGAAGGGCAGCTTCTGCAAGATGGGGCTGTCCTTGACGATGGTTTCGATGATACCCTTCAGCAGGATATCGGTTGCAAGCTTAGATGCTTCTGCTAACAGTATCGACATGTTTAGCTAGTTCCTCCTTTTTGTTGGATTCCCGCGGCGATCTTCTCCCTGGGGGATAGGCCCTCAAGGGATATCTCGCTTCTGGGTGGTGCTCCCGCCGGGACCCTGGTCTGCCTGGCCTGGGCTTCGATCGACTTCTTGACCGACTCGGCGATGGCCTGGGCCCTGGCCACGGAGGCGTCGATCTCCTCGATGGTGGCTCCAGCGAGGACGTCGCCTGGCAGGC